TCGATCACCAACGGACGGCCCAAGGGAATGCCGGCCTTCGGCAACCAGCTTTCGCCGGAGAAGATCGCCGACCTGACAGCCTTTGTCCGCTCGCTGCAACACTGAACCGAACAAGGACAGGGAACCGCTCCATCCTCCCTACTCGCTAGGATACCACCACCCACAACGGGAATAGGAGCATAAAAAATGGAAATTATTATTAAATCAAACTTAATCCTAGAAAGTGCTGCTATCGACATGCAGGGCAACCTAGTCTTGAGCGTGCCGATATCGAGCTGCAAGAACGATGCAATGTATGACGCGCAGAGGGATTTGCACGACGCCATTAAGGGCGTCATAGAGTCCGGTGCTATCTTAGGCTGCACCACCCTGGATGCTAACGCAATACACGATGCCCTTATCGAGCGCATGCTCCAGCAGGCAGTTTTGCAGGGGCTCTCCCTGTGAAACGCCTACTTATTCAATACACAGTACTTTATAGTAAGGCAGGCTATGCACCGGCCGCCGCCGTGTTGTGCCGCTGGCTACAAGGGGATTGCGGCGGTGCGCAAGCACTGGACGCCGTGCAGGAAGAACTAGCCTACGCCGGTGCACCTGCATGGCTCTATAATAGCCTACTGTGGCACATTGCCGAAATGCACGAAAAAGTGCAGGCAGGTCAGAGGTAATATATAATAACCCACACGCCAGACGGCAGGCCGCGCCGTTCACCACCAAATTTAAGGAGTCAACAAAATGACAGACACAAACACAACAGTCCCACAGGGGCATGAGATGGATACGGTGGTTACTAAAACCACCTTAGATAACGGGGAAAAGCGGGTGCTGGAGGCTAAAGTAGCTATCCCGCAGCAGTCCGCGTTGATCTCTATCTTGTCCGGTAATGACGACGACCTGATAGAGCAGGTTATAGAATGCCATGCTTTAGGCATGTGTTCCCGCATTCGTAACCACTTAAACGCCGGGCGTACTGCCGGCTTGGAGGTTGTAACTCCCGCTGATGTAGTCCGGATGACGGCTGAAGCAGCGGCAAGTAAGGCGAATCAGGGCGAAGGCTTGCGCCTGTTCCGCCAGGCTATTGGCGCTATTATGGCCGTAGCAGAAGCCTCCGGCTATTCCGCCACAGCATGCGGTAAAATCAAAAAGCTGGTGTCTAACACCACCGCCCTATCTATGGCCTCACAGGGTCATAAGGCCAGAATCATCCAGTTGTTGGAAGCTACTGGAGCAGCCTTGCCAGAGGATCAACTGGAGGAAATCTCTACACCACTTGAGAAGCTACTGGCCGCCGCACAGGCTGAAGAGGATGATGACGATTTCATCTAAGCCTCAGCCTGCTTAACCCCTATGCCCCTAGCCTAACCCGCTAGGGGTATTTTTTGCGCCTAAAAATTTTGCCCTACGCTACGCTACGGGAGTAAGCAGTTCACTACGTTCACATATTAAAAGCATTACATTACAACCAACAAGTAACTCACTTCGTTCGTAGTCTAAAAGCATTACATAAAGTCAAAACCAGACAGATAGACGGTAATAGAACGTTCACTACCGTTCACTAGAGTCAAAACATAACCCCCCAAGGCCTTTTTTACATTTCGATTCTCGCGGCTATTAAAGCAGACTATAAAAATTTTCTAAAAATTTCTGAAATATCCGTTAAGTCTAATCTAGACACCCTAACAGTTCCCCATTACTATACAGCACTATGACTACCCTCTTACAATCCAAGGAGCGCGCACTAACCCCGCAGCAGGAGCGAGTGGCTAGCCTAATGGCGGCTGGTTGCACCCCCGCGCAGATTTCCAGCGCCACTGGCTTTAGCCTTTCCTACATCTCGCAGCTTAACAGCATGGCCGCCTTCAAGGAGGTTGTAGTAGAGAAGAGTGGCGCTAGAGTTGAACAGGATATTAAGGTACAGGATAGGTATGATGATGTAGAGGGCATGCTGCTACTAGGAATTAAGGAGCGCGCCGGCACCGCCGACATGAGTGAGTTGAGTAGGGCATTGGACGTGGTGGCTAAGAATAACCCTAAGAAGAGGTCACTGGGAGGGGTAGGTGCCGGTAATGGGGAAGGCGGTGGGGTTAGTATTACATTAAACTTGCCTGCGCATATCCGTGAGCCTCTTGAGATTAAAACCAACGCTCGAAATGAAGTCATCGAGATAGGAAACCAGAGCATGTTATCCTTGACAACTAAGGAAATAAGGAGTAAACTACAAGGCATAGAAAGTTAACCTATGGAGACGAATCATGCCAGCAGCCAATCAGCAAAAAGTGAGAACATTAGCCAAAGCCTTGCAGTCGATGAGGTACAGAAAAGGTGCGAAGGTGACCTAGACTTTTTTGCTTTCCTCCTACTGAACGGATTAGAGGTTAAGCCCTTTCCTCCTTACTACCACATGCTATGGCAGCTATTCACTACCTTAGAAATGGACGCCAGTAAGGTGTTTAGGTTCGCACTAGGATTGCCCCGTGGACATGCTAAGACAACATTTATTAAGTTGCTGATATGCTGGCTAGTACTGTACCACCGAGCGCACTTTGTACTGATGGTTTGCTCCACTGAGCCACATTCCTATAATATGATGGACGACGTGGACTATATGCTTAGTGGCAATAGAATTAGGCAAATATGGGGAAATTGGAAGTCTGGCCTAGTACGAGACACTAAAGGGCTAAAGAGAGGTAAGTTTAATGGGGAGGAAGTAGTGCTAGCTGCATTGGGTGCTGGTACTTCTGTGCGTGGGCTTAACATTCTAAACACTCGCCCTGACGTCATTATCATGGATGACATACAGACTAAGGAGTGTGCTAAGAGCGAGACTGAGAACGCCGCCTTGATGGAGTGGCTTACTGGCACCCTTATTAAATGCCGTGATATGCAACGCTCCCTACTAATATACATAGGCAACATGTATAATGAGGACTGTATCCTTAACAAGTTAAAGCTACATAAGCAGTGGCAGAGTTTTATTGTAGGTGCAATTCTAGCAGACTGGACTACCCTCTGGCCAGATATGTTCACCTTAGAGCAGCTATTAGATGAGTATAGACATGATAACAGCCTAGGGTTAGGGGACATATGGTTTAGTGAGGTAATGAACATCCCAGTGGGCGGTAAGCTTAGCCTGCTCCCAGAAGGTAAATTACCTGCTACCGCTATACTAGACACAGAGGAGCCTATTGGATGCTTCCTTACTATTGACCCCAGTGGGTACAGGAAGGATAGTGATGATAGCGTGCTAGTAGTACACAGAGTGTATGCGCCAGTACATTATAGAGTAGAGGCTATCGTAGCGGCGGTAATGAATCCCGGGGAGTGTATTACAGGGGCATTAGAACTAGCGCATAAATGGGGAGCCACCCACATATTTGTTGAGACGGTGGCATACCAGCAGACCTTGAAGTGGCACTTAGAGCAGGCAGTAGCCCTAGAAGGCGATAATATTACTATCATGGAAGTTAAGCCCGCTAGAAGGAACAAAACTAGCCGGATAAGGACTTGGATTAAGAATGTTCTAGAGGGCAGTTATAGTCTAAGGGATGAGGTTAGGAACGCTGTAATGTTTCAGGCACTAGCCTTTAAGGTAGAACGCACAGATAACACTGATGATATTTTGGACGCCTGCAGTTACGGTATAGATGTCAGGGCAGATTATCAGGATGTAGTACTGGACGCGTGGCTACAAGAGCAGGACGGAGCAGTAGGCAGTACCGAGTTACAAGTAATGGAAGATAATAGTTTCTTAGACTAATAGGGGATACAAAAGACATGGCAAATACAAAAAACAACGCGTTAGTATTAAGTACTGCATCTCAGGATAGTTTAGTTAAGTACTGTAGTTCTATCTTAGAGGCAAAGCGCCGCTTTACACAGTTCACAGATAAGCTAACAGCTATTGATATAGCCTACGCTTGCTATAAGGCGAAGCTAGCTAAAGACCAGCAGCCTGTTAACGGGGTGGATATACAGAAACTTATCCCTTCAGATGATACCACTATACCAATTATTGCTTCGCAGGTGGATTCAGTGGTAGCCTACTTAATAGAAGTATTCTTATCAGGTACCCCCCTGTTCCCTGTAGTGAGTGATAGCAAAGACAAGGCACTAGCAGAGAAGTTTGAGGCTATTGTGGATAACCATGCTGTCAAAGGACGCTATGCTAGACACTTGCAACTCCTATTCCGTGATGCCGCCAAGTATAATTTT